AACAATTGGTTTCTAAACGCCTCTAATTCTTTTAGTTCGTTTTCGTTTCCAATTGGGTAGTAATGGTTTTCATTTAAACCATGTGGAACATATTTAATGATTTTGTTTTTGGATTTTTCTCCAAGTACCAATTCATTAATTAATTTTGTTTGTTTTGAAATAGCCAACAATGCATCACACGATTCATAAAATGCTTTGTTGTATAACGGTGCAGGATAATCATCCCAAATGTTCAAGTAAATAATTGGAATGTTTTGTCTAATTTCATTTTCAATCATAAACAACCACTCAAAATATCTTGGATCCGTGATCAACATAATTGCATCTGGTTTTTCCATTTCAATTAGTTGTCTAATTAAATCAGCATCCCCATATCCGTTTGACGGATATACTACAACAGAAGAATCTGTTATACCTGAATTTGTATTTGTGTCGGCTGATAGATCTAGGCGTTTGCCTTGTTCGGGGTGGTTAATTGCTCCTGCTATGTTAACCCAATTAAAATGTTGTACGGTATTGAGTACAATTTCACGTGCTACTGTTGCTACACCCGAATGGACTCTAATGTCGTCGCAAATTAATAGGATTTTTTTCCTCTCGTTTTGTGGTAAATAACCGAATTTTTCTTTCATATAACTGTTAATTTGTTTTAAATGTAAAAAATTAATCTTCGCTTTCCAAGCTTAGATCATTGTGGTTGTGAACTTGTTTTCTAAAGTCCTCGTTTGTTAAATAAAGGTGAATCGCTCGTTCACTTAGTTTTTGAAAGCTAAATTTGCGTTTAATACACTCAATTTTAAATTTGTCAAATAAATCCGTGTCTATTTTTACGGATGTTAATACTTGGTTTTTTTCACTCATATGTTTTATTTTTATGTTATTGTATATACATATGGCGGGATATCAATAGGTTGCAGAACAGAGGTGAGTCTTATAAAAAGGACACCACTTACAATTATCATTTATTTTAGGTTGGTGTTCTACTTCTTTAAATCCATTCCGATCAAACGCGCTTTCTACAAAATTTTCTATGGATTTGGATACTTTGTTTAATTTTACTTTACCCGATGCCGGTTTGAATATTTGAATGCGTTTGATAACGAAATCTTCACTTTGAAATGGTTTTCGTTTTACAATCATGAATTCTATTTCAATATTATCTAAAGGTATGTTATATATTTCGGAGAAATATTTTTTGTATGCTATAAGTTGATATTGTTTTTGTTCGTTTGCTTTTTCCTTTTTACTCCAACCTTGTTTACTAGTTTTTATATCTATGATTTTAAGTGAATTAGTTGGCTCATGATACAATACAACATCTAAATATGCTTGGAACATTATATTTGGATATTTCATATGTGGGTTGAGTATAAGTGGTAATTCAATTCCTACTAAATGCCATCCTCGTTTGCTAAAATATTTTCCTTTGTTTTTGGTAAATTCTCTTATTATTTCAACTCCATCTTCGTAAAATTCTCTAAGTTCTCCTGGTTCGGTGAAATGTTTGTTTTGGTTTGATTTGTATTGTTTTTTATATTCTTCTCTAAGTTTCTCCTCTAGTAGTTCAGATGTGTTTAGTCTATCTGCTTCGGCTCCGCTTTGCTCAAAAAATACTGTTAAGTATTGCTGAAGTGTTTCGTGAAATGCTGTCCCAAAAACAGTATGAATAGTTGAGTTAAATTGTTTATGTCCTTCCTTATATTGTAGTGACCATTTTTTAGGGCACTCATTGAACATGGAAAGTTGAGAGTATGAAATTGATTTTTGATTTGCATAATCGATTTCAGGTAGCACCTTGTTTTTTATTTCCTTTAATATGGAAGGTAATTTTTTCTTCATTATATAAAGATACAAAAAAAGCCTGCCAGAGGCAAGCTTTCTTTAAATTTTTGAAATTATCTTGATAGCGACAAGAAGATAATCTCTTGCTGTAACCAGCAAACGGTCCTAAGCCGTGTTGTAAGTTATTTTATAATACCTGCTCTTACTTGGAGCATTCTACGTTCATTCATTTCTTCAGATGAACCTACAATAGCTGCATAGTCAATCATACCTAATGTTTCTCCTACAGAGCTTAATGATATTACATTTTCAGCTACACGATGTAGATCCATATCGTCTTTTGCATCTTCTCTAGCATATTCGAGTAAACGAATAAATAAAGGAACATCTAATTTGATTACGTCTTTTGGGTTCATTTTAGTAGTTGTTTGATTCTTCTACTTCTTTACCTTCTCCAAGACCAGAAATTTCTCTTGCTTTAGCAACAATAGCATCATCGTAATCAACAGCTTGACCTAAAGCTTCAACTGCATCAATATCATCCCCAGTAATATTAATAGTTTGTTGCATTAAATCAAGAGCATTTTTTACACTTATTTTACCACCCTGTAAAGTATTTTTTAAATTTTCTAATTCATCTACCATCTCTGGGGTGTATTCCATATCATCTGCTAGGGAAATCATTTGGTCAATATTTGACTTTAACATATTAGAATCTACCATTGCTCCATCTTCACCTTCTTCCATTGTGTAAGGATCTTGCTCTCTGTTTTCAAATTTAGTTTCGTATCTTTCACTTAAGAAATGTTCGAAAGCATCTTCGTATGATTCTTTTTCACGTTTAGCAAATGGGCTATTGATTGCGGCCATTCCAACAAAATTTTCCTTTAGGGATTTTTTGTTTTTAGGTTTTTTGTTTTCTTCTAATTTTGCTTTATATTCACCTTCTGTGATTACACCAGCTAGCATTTGCATACGTAATGTTTCTTTATCCATGTTATTTTTATTATAAATATTATAAGCCTTTTGTCTCTACGATTTTCTTCAATTTTTCCAAGTACAATATAGCATCCATATGTTCTTGTTTAGCATGTTCAATCCACTCCAATATACTTAAATCTTCACGATCTAAATCTGTTCCGTATTTTTGTTTACCAAATGTTGCTCTTTGAACAAATTGGTCAATAATTGAATCAACTACTGAATCGGTTTGGTTTATTAGTCTAAATCCTTTATCCATGATTATTTTGATAATTTTTTTATTTCTTTGTCATCTAGTCCCATGTCATGTAGTATTCTTTGAACTCCATGTTCACGAAGTATGTCAATATATTCTTCTGCTTCGCCTAGGCTACATTCAAAATATTTAGCTACATATTCTATTAATGTAGATGGTTTCTTCTTTTTAGATGAAGTAACCCATTTTAAAAACATTTTACGTTTTGGGATCATTTCTTTGTAAATTGAATATATTTGTTTTTTTTGGTCATATGGTACTGTTTGGATATAGTTAGACAATTCAACATATTCTTGTTTCATTGAAATTGACCTATTAATAGTATAACTATTCCAATTATCCCACGATTCATCTGAAATGTTTTCGATAGGAGTTTTATAGTAGGTTATTTCTTCCAACCATTTCCAAACAGTAGGTATATGTTTTTTAGACATCTAAAGTAATATCTTTATATTCGTCACGAATTTCTTTTGGAATTGAATCAGGTAGTATTTTTTTAGATTCTAAATCATAGAATACAGGGATAGGCATTAGCATATCTTCGTCTGTTCCTGTAATGAATTTAGATACTTTACGGATTATTACTGCTTGTCCGAATAATTTACCTCCATCAAATCCTTCTACAGATGTTGTGTTTTGAAAGTCAATGTTCATTTTTGGTTGTTCCATTTTTATTTGTTTTTATTTGTTTTTTCTTTTTTATATTCTATAAAGTCAACTATAAACCCAGCTGCAACTATTATGTTCATACCAATTGAAGTAAATATTTCAACTACATCTTGGTAAATTGTTGTCATTAAGTGGATATGTCCGACTGTCCAGAAAGGTACGGACAAATTTTGAGATACCCACGAAAGAGTGTATTTCAAAAAATGCTTCATATTGTCTCTATTATTTTAGCAATTGCAGACATTACATTAATTTCTTTATCTATTCTAAAGTTAGCTTGGTATAGATGTTCGTTTAATATAATTGAAACTGAACCTTCATTTCCTGGGGCATATTTGGGAGCATATTCAAATAGTGAGCGATATAGTTCTTCAAAGTCTTTAACGTTTGAATCCGCTATAATTTGTCTAATGGTAAGCCAATTTTTCTTACCTGCTAGCTCTTTCAATACCTCTTTAATATAGTTGTTTGAAGTTACAACTGTTTCATCTAGTACAATAGCACCATCTTTTTCCGACATTTGTAAAACATTTAACATTTTACGCATATCTGGATAGTA